AAGTCTATATGAACGTATTTTTCCATATTTGTTTTATAAAGAATATGGGAAGCATTACCTTCCCCCATCTTAGTTATTAATTTGTTTGATGTTTGACTAAAGGGGTAACTGTTCTATCACTGTTTTAGCTGATAGCCATCTTCACCACATTAGTATTCTGCATGAGTTTAGCAAACTTTACCTTGTTTCCATTTACAATCTCTTTGATCATATAATATCTCAAGTCATTTGTAAATGCTTCACAGTCTGTAGTAAGTTTAGCTAATCTGTCAATAATAGGTGCAGCAACAGAACCTTTCTCAGCCATAACAAGTGAATAGTTTACCAATCTGGTTGCAATTACACTTGAAATATCTGCTCTGAAATCATCATCTTTACCAACTGCACTTGTCAAAGCTCCCATTACATATGCTTCATCCTTATTAAGAATATCATCCGGAGAGATAATCTTATCTAGTTTGTTGTTAATAAACATAGTAAACATAGAACTAAAGTCAGCACCAACAGAACCCTCACCAATCATTTGGATTAGTGGAAGATTATCTTCAAACTTTGGAATAGAACTGATAGCATTAAAGAACGTAGTAATAGCTCTTGGATTAACTCTTTGAGTTACCAACTCTGGGTGCATCAACATAAAGTTAATACATCTACCATCTATTCCTGCATTCTCAGCCCACTTAGCCCATACATCAGAATCATACTTTAACTCAACAGAGATAAATCTAGTCTTCTGAGCTACGTCAAGAGAAGTAACATTATAGTCACCATTGTCTGGATTAGTAGTTAAAATGACATGCCAGTTCTTAGGTAGCTTCCAAGAAACATATTCTTGTCTATCTAGAATCTCCATTGTTGCTTGCATAAAGCGGTGCATTTTGTTAACCTACAGGCTCTTTATCCTGTAGTTCTGTGTCTTTATTATTAGATTATACACACAGTTCAGACTATATCATCACATATTTCTATGTGTCATGCGCTCTTGGTGTTTTACTGTCTGTTCTAGACTCCATACACTAGTCGTTGCACCTTCCTTATATCCCTATAAGGCTTGGCTCAGGATTGTCCATCTCTGGAGTTTCCCTGAATTCACATGATTTATTGCGGACCAACCACTTTATGCTTTTTTCCATCTATAACCACCAGCAGTTAAACCTTTAGATATTGCTCTATTAATATTAGAGATACCAAGTTCTTTACTTGCTTCAGTTATAGACTCCCATTTTTTGATAAAAACATTATCAGTACTATATTGTAATACAGATTCTAACTTATATTTTTTATCTCTAGAAAATACTAAAGAAACTTTATTATAAGACCAGATATAACCTCCTGCAGAAGTTTGTTTTCCATTACATACTGCTTTTATACTATTAATACTTTTAGCATTAATAGATTTAGCAGCAGCTGTAAAAGATTCAAAACTTTCTAAATACTCACCTTTGTCAAGTGAATACTTATGTACTGCTTTAAGATTATAAGGTTTTAAACCATTTGCATAAGCCTTTTTTTTAGCAACACTTATCCTTCTTTTATACACATCATCTCTAACTAAAGTTTGAGGATCTAGTATATGATTTATATAAGGATTTAGTGTACTAATATAATAAGCTTCTCTTTCTATTAAAATATCATCAGAACATATTTCCACAATTGTAAAATAAATTTCTTCTTTACCATATTTATTGTATAAATTTTGCATTGTTCTATTATGATGCTTTAAATTTTCAAGAGACCACAAGTGGTGTTTTAACCTGTTACCAATATTACAAGAGCTACCAATGTACTCTTTATCATTAATTTTAATTTTATAGATTCCTATACTCTTTAATGCTGTCTTAAGAGTTTGTGTGTTTAATTTTTCCATATCACAAAGATAGTTAAATTATTCACACTAACACTATTAGACTGCATATTTTGTTAATCCGCACGAGTATAATCATCCAATACCAAGAAACCACCCTCACCTTTACCTTGTATCCACTCAGGAGCAGCATGAGCCATTCTCTTATCAGCAACAGTATATCCTGCTTTAAGAGCTCCTTGTATCTGAGCTTCAGTTATCCATCTTTGCTTACCCTCTTGATTTCTTACTAGAAATTCTTTAACAGGAAAACCAACAAGGTCACCTAGTTCTTCTATCTGTGATAGATTAAGTTTTACTACATCCATACCAAGCTCTTTACCCAACTGCATAATAGCAGAAGTCTTACCAAGACCGGCATCACCTTCTATGTTAATTGCTACAGGTACTTTACCTTCAGCTTGAATATGCTGGTTATTCTTAACCATATGACGGATAAATCCTTTTAACTCTTCTACATTTAATTGTACTGTGCTCATAATTAATTCTCTTTTATTGTTTCCTCTATATCATTAATACATAATTCTATTTCATGTCTCTCACTACCACCCTCTTCTATCTCACTAAGACACAATGAATATAAATCATAAAACTCATCTTTCAGATGAGGATATTCCAAACTTTTATCTTTAATAAAACTTCTTAATTCATTTAAACTCATAACTCTAGTTTTATGACTTTTCCAGGAAGGTCATTATTCATATTTGATCTTTCTGACAATACCCAAAGAATATTACTTCTTGGTACTACAGATGTATAACACTCACCATCAGTAAAATATACCAAGCTAGTATATTTCTTTTGATTAGCATTATAATAATCTAAAACAGGATCAAACTCTGTCATTAACATATAAGCTTTCACTCATAACTGGACTATCCCTTTAACTCTATTGAGTTAGCTGATTATAGTCTCTGAACCTTTTTCTTGTAAATGTGTTTTAAAGATTTCTTTTTTCCTTTCTAAGAAAATAGTTGCATCTTTATACAGATAGTTATAAAATAAGTTTGCTTTTTTATTTCTTTTATAGCTTAACTCATATACTTTACTACCTTTTGCTTGAACTAATCTACCAGACAAATTAATTTTTTTATCTAATACATTCAAGAAAGCTTTTGTACCAATAAATCTAAAGTGAATAACAGGAAAAATATTATTGTTTCTCCAATGTTTTTCTTTAGATATAAATACACTACCATCTCCATCAAAGTACCCCCTTATAAAATGATGTATTAAATCATCATGTATAATTGGAAACTCTAAGGTTAAAGTTTTTCTTGGTATACACCCAAATTTAGCTAAATCATTAACTAAAAGTTGAGAGGTAATTCTGACATGTGAGTGTATTAAACCCATAAATAAGCCAGACTTTTTAGTATAATCAATTATAGGTCCTTCAAAAGATAAACTTTTTTTAAACTTTTCTAAATGACTTTTATCTTTAATACATAGTACTAATGATAATCTATCCTGTCCTGCTCTTTCATGGATACATCCATCTGCCAGTAAAAAACCCAACCAATAAGCTTTTTCTTCAGTGTCTATTTTGTTAAAATAAACATCATTTACATTATATTTTCTTTTCATGGTGGTATATATATACATCCAATTTAAGAATAATATCTCACATTTGCAAGAAACTTGGCTGCGGATTGTGCAATCTATTAATCTTTTTACTATATCTAGATAATTAGTCTAGCCCTTATGTATGTTACCATCATAAGTTAGTAATTAATAGCTCTAAGCATTTTCCCGCAATTTACAGCATTTTTTACTGTACATCACTGTACAGGGAGGCACATTTAACCCTACCTCCACGGCCTTGTACTTTAATCTCATTATTACCTTTGTAAGGTTCAATAGATCTAATACTTGTATCACACTGTATCATTGTAATATCTACACCTGTTTTATAGATATGATGTATTTCTCCCATAAACTCTTTTAGCTCAGAATCACTTACAGAACCTGAAGTATCAATAGCTAGTAGCATATGTTGTTTCATCTTAATTTTAAGACCTGGATTTTCATCATATCTTCTGTTCTCTTTTCTACGGATTTTCTTAGTAAATACCTTTGTGCTCACTCCAGTAAACCTTCTAATATATCCCCGCCAATCAAACTTAGGTGCAACTATCTCATCAATAACTATTACTCCTTCTATCTCACCTGGAACATTACCGCGCTTCTTAAGAGTTTGTTCTTTAGCATCAGATAAAACTTTTTGTATTTGTTTCTCTATTAGCTTTTTCTCAGCATCACTAAGATTATCAAACTCCTCCCATGTACTATGATCTGGTATATCTCCATCTGCTACTTGATCAAGTAGTTTATCCATCTCTTCATTACCACAACTACCATTCTTATCCTTCTCATCTTGAAACTGATTCAGCTTGTCATAATAATATCTACAACCAGCTTTTCTTTCAAGATTTAGATCTTCATAGTCATTTATATCTATTCCTCCTTCTGGTAACCAATCCTTATCTATATACTGATTGATCTCCATATCCATTGCTACATTTGCAAGTCTCTTGTTCTTAAAAGACTTAAAGCTTGTCAGATGACCAAAAGCAATATGAAGTAATTCATGCTTTAGTAATCCCATCTGATGCATCTCACTGAGGCCTGTCCAAAAATCTTCATTAATAGCCAACTGAAAGTTGATACCATTCTTACTCACACCTGCAGTAGGAAGATCTTTTCTCCATACTTTGTTGAGCATAATAAGAAAGAACCCATAATAGGGCTCTTTCAACATAAGCTCTTTGCTAATTTTACCAAGACTCTTTTGTTTGTCCATCTTCTTTTAGTTTTATATCTAACTCAAACTTATCTGTGGGATACCCCATAGCATCTAACATCTTAGTCATGTCTCTAATAAAATATTCTAAGAATAATTCTATTGATTGCTTACTAGATTTATTTGCTGTCATTAGTGAAAGTATTTCTCCAGAGCTTAGTTTATATTCCCAATCTCCATTGAACTTTTCAATCCTCTTTACTATAAACTCATGTGCAGGTTTACAGTCAGCTTCCCAACTCTCTAAATTATACTCACCATATTTATACATTACCATTATCTCCCCAACATGCTTTTTAAGATCTAGATCTTCTATTATCTTAAAAGCTACAAGTCTATTAT